GATTTTCCGTTGATGAATATTTTGAAGCAGGCCGACATTTACAGAATCAGAGCAAGCATGATTGATACCGCAATTACAGAGCTTGAAGAATTGATCGCACACCCCAAAGTTTCAACGCTTTATTTTGACAAGGTTGAATCCACCTTGCCGATCAGAGACCGTATTACAAAGCTTCGCGGTTTGATGGATGAATTTAAATCGTGGATCGATGAGCCGATTGCGCCGACTTCCGTTCCGTCTGGGTCAAAGACAATCAAAGATTTGGGCGAGATGGATATCAGGCTGATCTATTCTTCTTTACGAAAAAGCGTTGCCACAGGTAAGATCCCCGCGGGGTCAACTAAGATTATGACCTTATGGGATAGCCTCGCGCCAGCCGAACACAAGAGAATTTTGGATATGTGGATGGGCAAAGGTGTGATGCCTCCCAAAGTTTTCCTTGATAAATATTATGGCGGGATCGGGACTCCGCCGCCAGTACCGCCAAAGGTGATTACGCCGACTGCTCCCAAAGGTGTTGCTTCCGCCGGCCCATCAGGAGCGGGTTTGCCTCCTCCTGCTCCCCATCTTGATTTAACTGAGTATACTCAATATGCGCCACAGGAAGGAAGCAACAAGGGTGGTTACTTTTATCATGTCAACAATCCATCAGATCGATGGTATTTCAAATTCCCCGATGACGAAGGCCGTATAGCAAATGAAATTTTGGCATCAAAGCTGTATCAAGCTGCAGGCGTTGAAGTACCGGAGCTTGCGTATGTTGAAGGTGTTGTTGATGGCAAGCAAGTTAGAGGTCTTGGATCGCGGATCATCGACAACGTTGAGAAGAGTCAGGCAAAGATTACAAGCGGCACGATCAGAGCCGGCATTGGTGATGCATACGCGGTTGATGCTTGGCTTGCAAACTGGGATGTTGTAGGAGGGGCTTATGATAACCTCTTGGTTAAAGACGGTGTGCGGGCAGTTCGTTGCGATGTTGGCGGCGCGCTTCTTTATCGTGCCAAAGGTGGTTTGAAGGGAAGTGCATTTGGTGAAACAGTTGGTGAACTTGAGACACTAAGAGATTCAAGTAAAAACATCCAAGCCTATAACGTTTTCAAACATATGACCAAGGAAGAATTGCGTGCAGGTGCTAAAAAAGTTATCGGCATGCGTGATGATCAGATAAGAAAGATCGTTGATGATTACGCGCCCGGAGATACGGCTGCTAAAAAACAGCTTGCCGATAAACTGATCAAGAGAAGAAATTATACTAAAGAATATTTTGAAGCATTAGATAGACCAATACCGCCTCCACTACCCGCACCGGCATTGGAAGCTTTACACGAGATTCAAATCAAGACTCTTAATGTCGCCCACGAAAGAGGGTCTGTTGGAAAGCGATTAACTGAGTTGATGACCAAGACAGGCCTCACGCAAAGTCAATTGATGGAGGTTTCCAAAAAGCTTGAAGAGCAGATGATCTTTTGCACCAATATCCCGCTTCAAAGAGGCCCAACATCAACACTATACAAAAACTTAATGAGCGAGCCTCTATTGAAAAACCAATTTGTCAGGGGCCGAGACGCATCTTCTCAAGGTTATCTAGGGCCATATAAAGGGAGTAGCAGAGACCATTGGGAAAAGACGTTATCAAGAGGAATTTTGCAGACCGATCCTGCTTATGTAAGGATGCACTCAAATGCTTATTTTGAAACTGCAGAGCAAGTAGCGGCTGCGAAAAGAAGGCCGTATTATGGTTTTGTGTTGGATACCGAGAACATTGATTCCGCATCTCAGTATGGTGATCTGACCTGTGTTTTTAAACCTTATGTGAAACCACGGGCGACATTTACAGTTGGCAATTCATCAGGTATACACGGATCAGAAGTTGAGACCATGCACGGCACGGCATTAAACAACGGGCCTTTGATTTCTCATATGTCACAAGGAAGAAAAAAGGAGGCCTTGAAACAAATCCTTAGCGGGGAAAAGACATTACAGCAGGTAGGATTTGACAGTTACAGTTATTTTGAGGCGCAGATATATGGAGAATTGCGGCTTGATCGTGATGCTCAGTTTTTGGTATGGCGTCCCGGCAATACCATCCCCGAATTTGCGAGAGACTTTGCTAAAAAGCAAGGTGTAGAAATAATTGGCCGAGATGAATTTATTAGAAGGTTGAAAAATGGCGAGATCCAAACTAGAGTGGCAGAATCTGCAAAGCCTGCCGAGAAGGTTGTCAAACCTACTGTCGCACCGCCCACGATAAAGCCAACTCCGCCTCCTGTACCAGAACCGCCTCCTGCACCGGAACCAAAGCCTGATAAGGTTTACAGATGGACTGAGCCAACAACAAGGACAGAGGCAAAGTATCGTTTGGCTGATATAACCGACGGGGCAGAAGTAAAAGTATCGACAAGTGTTCCGCTCGAAAAGGTATTGGCGGTTACAGATAAAATTGGCAAAGGTTTTGAAACCATTCATACAGAACCATTTTACGAACCACTTTCAAAAATATTGAAACGGTCGCCTTTGAAAGAGATTGATATCAGAACAGATATGAAAAGCGCAACCGGCACTGCACTTGGCCGATATACATATTTGAAAGAGGGGGGTAAAGTAGGCAAGCTGGAATTTTCGTCTGAGTATCTAGGCAGGAAATTGATCGAGCGGGGAAGTGAATGGGAATGGGAGTTTGTCCCGGGAAGATGGTCAACAAGCGCAGGTGATGCATGGGGAACAATGCGTCATGAGTTAGGGCATTATGTATATCATGTTTTTAGGGAGACCGATCATATTCCTAAAACGGGATTCACGGAAAAATGGAAAACGATCTTTGCAAAGTATGATTGGAAAAAAGAAGTAACAGAATATGCGGCTGAGAAATCCCGAGAAGCATGGGCAGAATGTTTCTCACTTTATTTTTCAAAGTACAGAGATAAACTGCCGGCCGAGGTTGTCGATTTTATCAGGGAGTCATTCAAACAGTACGAGAGAGAAATTGCAAGACGGGCAGCAGAAATAACAAGACGGGCAGCAGAAACAACAATTCGGGCAGCAGCAGCAGAAACAAGACCGATCACGTCCGTTATGGTTGATGAATCGATAGTGTTGGATAAGGCAGCGAGAAGAATGTCTATATTGGCCGGCGCGCCAGTTAAGATATCAGGGGCAGGGGCAATGGGTGGAGAGGATATTGCGGTGAAGCTTGCTAAAAAAGTGGAGTCTGTATTGATAGATATCGAAAAAGAGACAACGTTCAAGTCAATTAAAAAGATTATCGAAAAAATACCATTGAAAAAAATTGAAATTGTTTCAGATGTTAAGGTTGCAGGTGCTAGAGGAGTGACTGGTTCATATGTGGCAGCGCCAACGTTTACTAAGAATTTTGATATTGAAACAATGGGAGAGATTAAATTGGCGGGTAAAATTACTGCACCTGGGCTTGGGACAAAGTGGGAGTTTGTCCCCGGAAGTTGGTCGGTTGCAGGTAGAGATATTGAGATGGTTTTTAAACATGAGTTGGGGCATCATGTTTATGCTGTTATCAAGACTCCACAATTTGAAAAAGAGTGGGGTTCGATTTTCAAATCAGTTAATTTCAAAAAGGAAGTTTCTGCTCATGCCGCAGATAAGCCAAGTGAAGCTTTTGCAGAATCATTCTCCCTTTATTTTTCTGATGCTCGTAAGAAGTTACCTAAGAAAGTTAAAGATTTTATTTCAAAAAGAGTAAAATAACGATGAACAAAAAGATAGGATATAATATACAATATCAAGAGGTGTAATATGTTAGCAGAACCAAATTGTTGGACAAGGCATTGCAAATATTGGATTGGTGTTAAATCAGATGGGGAAGATGAAGAGAACGAACGTTCTGTTTGTCAAGCTTTTCCCGAAGGGATCCCGTCTGAGATCACTGAAGGGGACAATTTGCATTTAACTCCGTTGCCTGATCAGAGCAACGATATTGTTTATGCGGAGGCTGAAGAATGGCCCTTACCTTGATATCGTTGGAGCGCGGTGACATTCATACGTTTATCGCTTGGTTTCAAATTGACGATAAATACAAAGAGGCGATTGTCACAGATGACAATAAGATCGAATGGCTGCGGGAACTTCCTGTTGCTAATTATGCTGATTACGAACTCTTCGCCGCAATTATGGGAAAATTCAATCCCGATATTTTGTTTCTTGATCGCCCGATCCCGCTTGAAGGTGATATCGATTTTGAAGAGCTTGCAGTGAAGATGTCAGAGATTGAAAAGAAGCAAAGGGAGTTTATCAAAAAGACCTCGTAATTCACTTCAAAATTTTTTTCTTGACTCGTCCCTTCGATTTTATGTATTCTACATCATGTCAGCATTTCAAACGATTCTATTTTCGCAACACAAAACAGGGGATATTCAAATCCGGGAGGTGAGCTTATGCCGTTAAAGTTAGTGCTTGACTCGCTTGAAGGCCTATCGGAAGAAATGAAGGCCTTATACAAGCAAGGTGGCGACGGTAAGTTTCATTTACAGGCCGAGGAAGATGAAGACGGCAAAAAGAAGATCGCGGAATTTCGCGACAACAACATTAAACTGCAAAAAGAGTTAGAAGCAATCAAGAAACAGTTTGCCGGTATTGATCTCGACAAGATCGAAGACATGAAGAAACGGCTTCAGCAGATTGATGACAAGAAGATGATCGAAGCCGGCAAGATCGATGAACTCGTTGCACAAAAGGTCGAAAGGATGAAGGCTGATTTTGAGGCGCAGATCGCCCAAATGAAAACAGCCTTGGAAGAGAAAGACAAAGGCCTTCAGTCCACAACGCAACGTTTGTCGGAAGTCTTGATCGATGGCGAGATCACGAAGGCCGTTACTGCCGCGGGCGTCGTGCGAAAGAGTGCGATGGAAGACATACTCGCCCGGGGCCGTAAAACATGGAAACTTGAAGACGGCAAACCAGTACCGAAGGAAGGTGATCGACTGTTGTATGGTAAAGATGGCAAGGCGCCGCTAACGTTTGAGGAATGGGCACAAGCGTTGTTGACAACGGCACCTTTTCTGTTTGAAGCTTCCGCCGGTGGCGGAGCAGGTGGCGGAGCAGATAAAGGGGCAGGTGGGTTTGCCGGTGGCAAGCCTGATCTAGCGAAGATGCCTCCCCAAGAAAGATTGAAGTACATCCACGGAGGTAGCGGCGGACAGAAGTAAATAACGCCAATTTTCAAACGGCGTTTTACAAATAGATAACTGCTGGTAGCAGGTATCGAATCCCGGTGGGATCAAACCTTTCCCGCAAGGTTTATCTTGCCGGGATTTTTTTATATGCGTGAAACCACAAAACGAAGGAGGTAAAACCAATGGCATTAACACTTATTGAGTCTGCAAAGCTTGCGTTGGGAAGAGATGAGGTTCTCAAGGCGACGGTCATGGAATTGTACGCCAAGAGTTCCGATATCTTGATGACGATGCCTTTTGAAGACATTGCCGGCAATGCTCTCGCGTTCAACCGTGAGAAGACGCTGCCAAACATCGGCTTCAGGGGTGTCAACGAAGGATACACCGAGGGAACGGGCGAGGTTGAAAACATCACGGAGGCATTGGCAATCGCCGGTGGCGATATCGATGTTGACAAATTCCTCGTGGATACCGGCGGTGCAGGACAGAGGGCGTCACAGGAGGGCATGAAGATAAAGGCCTTGTCCCTCAGCTTAACCAAAGAGGTCTTGAAGGGCGATGTTACCACAACCCCCAAAGGGTTTGACGGTCTGCAGGTCAGGTGTACTGGCGATCAGTTGATTGCCAACAGCACCGCTGCTTCCGGCGCTGCCCTGTCGTTGACGAAGCTCGACGAGCTGATTGACGCGGTTGAGGATCCGACGAACCTGATCATGAATAAGGCGATGCGGCGGAAGTTGTCACAGGCCGCGAGAACTTCGACGGTCGGCGGGTATATTACCTATGACCTCGACGCCTTCGGCCGGCGCGTAACCAAGTACAACGATCTTCCCATCCTGATCGCCGACAAAGACAACACAAACACTGACATTCTTCCTTTCACCGAGGCCGCCGCCTCCGGTAGTTCGGTTACGACTTCGATCTACTGTTTGAGCTTTGCCGAGAACGGCGTGATGGGTCTGCAGAATCAGGAAATGCAGGTCCGGGATCTTGGTGAGCAGGAGTCAAAACCTGTTTACCGGACTCGCGTTGAATGGTACATCACTCTGGCGATCCTTCGCCCGAGAGCATCAGCAAGGCTGCGGTACATACAGAACGCAACCGCAACCGCGTAAACATGGTTGACGTTTGACCATTTTAAATTAAATAAGGAGGTAAAGTCCATGAAGGATAACAGAAAGTTTATTGTTGATGAAAACCTGATCTTGCGGGCTGCAGCGGTGCTGTCCACAGCGTCGTATGCAACCTATGATGCGGCGACGCCTAAGACCATCGATCTCGGCGGAGATGGATACACCGAAGGGAAACTGATTATTGATGTCACAACCGCCGCAACCAATTGGGCAACAGTGGCGTCTGGATCGGTTGCCGATTTCTCCCTCCGCGGCTCCAATTCCGCAACGACTTTTGACGATGCGTATGTCACTCTCGCCCGCTTCCGGCTTGGCACCAAGTTCGCAGCCGAGTCGTTGAAAGATGCAGGGCATGGCGGCGCGTCTCAGGCGACGGCAAGTGTTGCCAGCCGTTACATTGTGCCTTGGACCAATGAGTTCTGCGGAACGTGTTACCGCTATCTGAGGCTGCGGATTCAGTTTGGCGGAACCGGCGCAACAGGTCCTACACTCGGTATGCTTTTCCTCACGAAGTAACCGAGCATGAACCGGGATATGAAATACAGTGAAGGAGGAACAGGGGATGAAGCAAATGGATCCGGGAAGACCATTGGTTTCTGCTTGTATGATCGTGAAAAACGAGGAGCGAAACCTTGAGCGGTGTTTGAAATCGATCAAGTCATTCGTTGACGAGATCATTGTTGTTGATACGGGCTCCACGGACAGGACGAAAGAAATCGCCGCTGCCTTTGGGGCCCGTATTTTTGATCACCCGTGGGAAAACGATTTTTCAAAACATCGAAATCAATCTATCGGATACGCAACCGGAGATTGGATTTATATCATCGATGCAGATGAAGAGTTGATTCTTCCAAAGGGGCCAGAAAATATGCGGGCGTATTTGAAAAAGATTCCTCCGCAATTTCCGGCTTGTGCCTTGTCTGTTAAGGATATGCAGAAAGGCCGCGAGGTGATGACGTTTAATTCGACGCGCTTTTTTCGACAAGGAAAGATCCACTATAACCGGCGCGTCCACAATCAACCAGTGATACATGGAAAGGCCGTTCTTCATGGTGATGCTTACATGCATCACTATGGATATGATCTCGATGATACGGCAAAGGAAGCGAAGTTTAAGCGTACCTTTGCTTTGCTGACAAAGGAACTTGAAGACAATCCAAAGGATCGTGATGTCTTGTTTTATCTTTGCCAGCTTCACGCCGAGGGCAATCGAGATACGGCGAAGGCAATTGAATACGGCGAAAGATATTTGCGGTCTCGAGAGGGGTTGTTAAGTACAGGCAACAATTTCAACCCTTCGATCTATTTTACCTTGTTTAGGATCTATCTGGGGAAGAAAGATATCGAGAATGCAAAACGAATATTGACGATGGGGACCAAAGATATTCCCGATGATCTCGATCTCGCAATTGCCGTGATAGAGTTTGGAATTGCGGTTGAAGATGACGATATCAGGGCAGAGGGCGCGACTAACTTTGTCAGGTTATACGATCAACACCAAAGGGATCCCGGAAAGCGACACAACAGATTCATTTATTCTCAAGGCCCACAAGGTCTTGCGTTTGCTCTCTATCATCAAGCTGCCGCCCATATCATATTGGGTCACAGGGCGGTAAACAACCTGATGCAGACACTTGAAACGCTGCCTATTGCCATGAAACAAGGGATGATGGCAGAGTTGCAGGAAGAATTAAAGTTGGCCGGCGCGCCAATTTTATTCACGACAAAAAAGAAAGACGGTGAGGGCAAAAACGGCGACACGCCTTTCACTGATATTAATCTAAAAAAGGAGGATCTTTGCTATGATCGTCGTTTATGACAAAAACGGGAACAAGGGATTTCATCACCATGCCATTGATGCAAAAGAGGCAATCGCAACAGGCAATTGGTTCAAGGTTGATCCCCGATTGCCAGAACCGCCTCCGCCTCCGCCAAAGGTCATTACGCAGGGCGAAGACATAAGCCCGGCAAAAGCAGTATCGATGAAAGGCTTTGAGGTGGAAGATAAGGCCAGCGAACCGCCGGTGTTTGAAAGCAAGCCAAAGGAAGAGAAACATCCAAAGCATGAGCCAAAGGAAGAGAAACATCCAAAGCATGAGCCAAAGGAAGAGGCGCACGATACGTCAAGAAGACGCAGATCATAAAG